GGTCCTTAGTTAAGTCATGGGGTTGTTTCACTCGCAATAGGCTCTAAGAAGTCCATAGAGCGAGGTGAAGGGCAGGTGTGCTCAATCCAAAGGTATCCCGGAATCGAACCGATGAGCAGTGCTGTGTAATAACACCGGAGACAACCAAGTCTCCCCACCAGCGGTCTGGACCGATAAGCTCGGTCCCGGCTATGTTAAGAACGCTAACTTTCCAGTCACGTTACCATGTTTCACGCCATCAGAAGGAGAGGCATCGCGGACGATGCGGCCTCAGCCGCACCGACCACAGCCTCCTCTCCATACATTAGGGCGCGTGCAAAGCCAGAGGCTTTCTTGATTGCGGCAGGTGCCACCATCGCGGTGGCTCCCACCTCCGTAGCCAATTCAAGTCCCTTCGTCAAGTGCTTGGCAAGCAGGGCATGCCTACTAGTACCTGCACTGTCATGAGCATGGGCAGAACGGTCGACATGCTTCGTGAGCCTGCCGATGTTCTTCCCATGAGGGCCAGTCTCGTAAGAGCTAACCTTGGTGTTCGAAAGAAACGTGTCGGCAGTGGTGGTGGGAACCGCAGTGAAAGAAGGTCCGTCAACCTCGAAGATCACGGTGAAGTCGATCATAGCGGAAACGGCGTGGTCAATCACCAGCGTAATAGATCGCTGGTGATTGTCCATCTCCGAATCATCTGCGCCTGAACCACTGCGCCACTCGTAATCATCAGAGAAGACTGGCTTAAAGAAAGCAGTCTTCTCACGTCCGAAGCGCGATGTCTCTGCGTAATCCCCGCGACCAGTATGTACGTTGGTACAGGTGGCGAATCCACCCAGGTTGTCGTTTGTGTCACCACTCGTAATACGAACGGCTGCAGCGACGCACCGGGATCGCCTGTTATCCACACCAGCTGGCACGACCATATCAGTAACCCAGGCGCCACCACTCTGGTGAACAAGCTCAAAGTTGTTCGATGTAGGGCTAGTGGCCCTGTAGAAAATGGATGCCTGTGTACAGCCTGTTGCCATGACGCGTTTAAACACCTTCACGATGTGAGTCTCAGGACGCACGTCGCTGGGAATAGGTGCGCCAGGCGAGGCGAATGGATCGGATAGGGCCGCGTGGTATGAAGCAAGCGCAGCCCCCTCCAGGGACATCCTCATTGGTGTTGGGGATGGGATTCGTCGGACAGCCCGGCCGCGATTGGCGGGCTGCTGCTTCCTCTGCACATTCTTCTTGCGGTTCATGTTTGGTATCGTTTTGAACACTGTCCAGGATTGCTGGTAGGTGATCACTGTGTCCTTGATAGGACTAATTTTGCGGACTTAACCCAGGAGATCGTTGAAGTGCGAGGTCAGATCGACATTGATATCGGTTCTGGTCTCGCGCTCTATCAAATCCTCCAGAGAAAGCTGTGTTGAGATGGCTACTCCCATCACATGCTCGAATGCCTGTCGCTCCAACATGGTCGGAGGCTTGAATGGCAGGTCATTTCTGGAATATTGATTGTGCTCCTCATCCTGGTTCCGTAGGATCTTTCCACGCCCAACCCAGGAAGCGTGGCGCTGTAGCACCTCAGCCAATTTCCACCCAATGGGCACGCCTGTGTACCTGTCCAACAGCGCGTCTACTCGAGCGCGAAGCCGAGCTTTTGCGTTGGTGGACTGATGCACGTCTTTGCCCAGTACAACAGTGGCTTTGAGTCTCATCCTACTAAGACTCGGGAAATACCACCACCGGCCCGCGTAATAGCCCACATTGCCGCCGACGAACGGATGCCCGCACTCATCAAACCAGCCCTCCCCTTCAACCTTTAGCTGCTTGCGAAGATCGGCTGCAGCCTTGGGAAGGAAAGTGTTTGAAAAGTCAGGCTGTATCCGCAGCCATGCGTTTCTTGTGATGCACATCACGCAGTCGTCGCCCTCTGCCACCACACACCATTCGTGAGCCGCCAGTCCACACACTTTCGCGATGTACCAGCAATTCAGTCGTGTCGTGTTGTAGTTCATTGCGCTTGTGAAATCAGAGCCACTCAATAATGAAGTGGTCCGGGTTCTCAATAGCAAGCCCTTACAACGCGAAGAGAAGCCTTTCCTGTCCAACATCTGCGCCATGTAGGGGGTCAAGAGTCCTAAGGACCCTAGAACACCCTTGTAGGCGCTGAAGTCATGCCGAACAGTATTGGCATCTCGTGCAGTGTCATCAAGCGCGACAACGTAAAAGTCGCCCAGAAGGTCATGGACCTCCTCGAGCGGCTTATAACGTTCAGCCGATTTCAGACCCTTGATGGAAAGATTCTTCTCGATGAACTTCTCGAAGCCTTTCCCAGAGCGTCTCCCTTGAACGACATCCTCTGTGCTCACATTTGCTATGAGCCTGGGTGGTTTGGGCAGCCCCGTAGTGCTGCTTACTCCCAGGTACTCAAACTTCACGAAGTGGTTGAGTTCCCATGTATCGTTCATGCTCCTTTCGCAGCCATGCTCGTCGCAAGCAACGTAGTTCTCCCGGTAAAGTTCGAACTTCTTATGCGAGCGCTCTTGTGCTGCAGCGAGGACCTCGTCCTCGGTGAATAGCCGGATTTCCGGCGTCCACACCGAGGCCTGCGCGCCTATCCCCAAGAGGTTTTCCTCCACGAACTCATCAACTGTGGCAGTCGACAAGCCTCGTCCCGGCACTTGATCTGCCAGGTTCTTGTTGATGGCGGCGTATAGGTTCCTGCCTAGGTCTGTGTTATACACCTGACCAGCGCTGAGGATAGGACCCACATGAAAACCGTAAAGTTTCTCAGTGAATTCGTCTTCAGCCTGGCCTCTCACTTCCAGATGATCTGGACTCTCAATCTCTCCCTCGTAGGCTGCACCGTATATAGGCGTGTACCTGCCCAGAACCAAACCGCCCGCGTAGTCTGGTTCGGGCATGAGTCAGCTGCGCGCCAAAGCACGCAGACCGAAAAGCACGCCAACAATGCACGGTGAAACTTCGAAAAGCCACCGACCAGAGGACCTCGTCTTCCACCCAAGCAGTGTTGTCAGGAGGTCCATCTTGGTTTGCCGAAATGTAATCAGCACGATACTGATTATGGTGCCGAGAGTGAGGGGCTCCACCACCGTCTTCCTGGTTAGCTCATACCAGGCACTGTCCGCACGCTGATGCGGGAGGAGCCTGTGAATGAGCCTGCCCAGAGGCCCAGGTCCTGCGTACTCATAGGCTGCGTCGCGAGTCCTTGCGTCATGCGCCATGCGGTCAGCACGCCTGGCCAGCGTGATCTGCTCTGTCGCAATCCGGGACTGCTCTGCCACCCTGTCTAACAGGAGCTGTGCGTAGGTAATACCATCGCAAGGATCCTCACAGAATTCTGCGAGCACCCTGGCGAAATGATTGGCGGCGTGTGTTGCCTTGTGGTCGATCTGGCGCGCAACCATCTGTTTGATCCGCTCACCATGATCTGGGTCATTGATGAGCGTCTCATACGTCAGGCCACGCTGAAGTGAGGGTTTGGATGTTTCAGTAGGGCCCGAAGCTGCGAGCGAGGATGAGTTGAAAGGCTCATAGAGTGTTGCGCGGTAAGCGCCACACCGAACCAGTTCCTTGCCAGCGCCCAATTCAATGGACCCTGGCAGAGGGTGGAGGTAACTCCCTGATTCTCCGTCCCCGTCCCACGTGTGCCTGTACAGGCCTTCCGCCGCGAGAACGAGTTCGACCTCGTCGTATGCTTCTTCGGATGTATTATAGTGCCATCCTACTACTAGCACTTGATACCCCAGCTGCCTGAGAGTGTCCACCTCAGCACGACCACCATAGTAATGAGCATCCTTGATTAGGATGACACCATTACCAGGCTTGTGGGTGCACTGAGACCAGTGGTAACAGTCACAGAAACCAGTTGGAGCGAGAATCTCGTCATACTTAGCGGCATAAAATCCGCTACCGCTGATGCCCTGACGCCCTATCTGGCCAGTATTGGCAAGATGGCGACCATCACGCGGGTCAGAGTAAATCTCGAACGCGCCCGCACAAACCGGATGGTCTGTCAGGACGCGCATCACAAGCATGCGAGTCAGATTAGCACGGGGATGGTGAGGGCCATCCTTGTGCTGCTCGCCTGCGTGCACCTTCAACTCGTAACCTGCTTCCGACACGCTGGCTGCAAACTTCTCGTCACCCACGATAGGATGAGTCGGTTTGCAGTAAACATTCAAGATCTTACGTTTGGTGTTAACCTCGTAAAACCTGCGGGAACGCAAAGTTGCTGGGGTACTGCCACTTGACCGAGTGGCTTCAGCATCGCCGGTCGAAAACCTCACCTGCTTCCCCTTCCCTCCAGCTGCTAGAGCAGGAGGGGGAGGAAGAGGGGTGAGGAGGGGTGATGCTGTGTTTCGGGTCATT